CGTCTGTATATATTTTTATAACAGGCAGAACGTCCGCAAACCCTGCAACTTTGGCCGTTAGATGTATGTACACCGTTGTTTATGCGGCTGGAGCGTGGTATTTGCAATATTAACAAACTAATATAAGGAAGAAGAAAATGAACGATTTGGTAAATGGTTTTCCGCGCGTATTGCTTCAAGAGATAGGGGCGGCGTGTTTGGTGGTTTTTTTGGCGATGTGCCTGGATTTGTTCAGTGGACTGTATAAAGCCTATGCAGCAGGGAAAGTAAGGAGGAGTGAAGCCCTGAAACGCAGCGCGTACAAATTCATAACCTACGAGGGGGCGTTGCTGATCGCTGGCGGTATAGATTTGCTTTTGTGGCTGGCACACCTTTGGCAGATACTGCACATTAATCTTCTTGTAGATGTTCCTTGTTTTACGTTTGTTATAGCGATTTTCCTTTGCGTGGTAGAGATAATGAGCATAAGGGAGAAAGCAGATGAAAAGATGAGAAGCGAGATGGAGAGGGCAGAGAAACTCGCTGCACGTATGAGCGACCAACTTGTAAATATAATAGCAGATAAGTTGCGAGAAAAGGGAAAATGAAAAAGCGCGGAAAGCAAGATGCAGACCGCGCCAAAAGTTCATCTAAAAAAACATGGAGGCAAATTCTTAGACACGGCAAATATAAAAACTACAATAACAAACGGCCAAATGAATAAGCAGAAAAAAGAGAGGTTAGACCCCTATTTCTTTTAAATACATATCACGCAAACGCAAACTTAATACAAAGCAAATGTCGGAAATAGTTATATCGTATTTATTGCCATTTTCAAGCGTCCAAGAAGATTCGTTATATACAAACTCTTTAAAAGGCGTGAAAGCAGGAAGCGGCACAAACGACTGGCACGCAGCGAGGGCAGCGGCTTCTACGTCTAAAGCGGCCAATGGCTTACTGTCTTTGATGAATTTAAAAAGCGCGTCTTTATTTTCATTAAGGAAAGATTCGCCATTTGCTGCATTAAAAAGTTTTTCACCGTTTGCGTTCAATTTCCGCGGACTTGATTTCATGGAAAAGATACTGAAAGCGACATTGTATTTGCTTATAAGTATTGTTTTTATTTTCGCAATATCTTCATGGTGTTCAGAAACCCTTTCTTTTAGGTATGCAACGTTTTGTTCTATACCGTCAAGTTTTTCTAAAACCCTACCAAATTTGAACACTTTGGCCATTAAGACATATATTGCGCCGATAGTAGCGCAAAAAATGCTAAATACGAGGCTTATAAGCTCTAATGACCACATGGCTAATACAATATATAAGCAAAGATATAAAACAATAAATAAAAAGCAAAATGAAGAAGAATGAAAGCGAGTGAAGAATTGATAACGCACATAAAAAAAAGTGAGGGGTTGAGGCTTACGGCCTATACCGATTGTGCAGGCGTTATAACGATAGGTTACGGCCACACGAAAGGAGTTAAAAAGGGGGACAGAATAACCGAAAAGCAAGCCCTTAACTATTTGCTTAAAGATTTGCAACCGATTGAAAGGTGGCTAAAGAAAGAAGCGTGGTGCGACACGCAGGGCAAATTCGACGCGGTGGCCGATTTCATTTTCAATTTAGGCCGTGGCCGTTTTATTGGTTCAACTCTGTATAAATACATTTTGCAGGGCAAAGAAACGGAAGCGATACAAAAGGAGTTTAAACGGTGGGTATTTGCTGGGGGCAAACGTCTTAAAGGTTTGGAGATTCGCAGGGCGTGGGAAGCTGAAAGATGGACGGAAAAAGAATAATATTAAATTTACTTAAAAGTGAATTTTGTGTTAGTTTAATTTTTAATTTTGTGATGAAATTAAAAATAAGGTATTATGTCAGATGTAAAATTAAAAACAATAGAGCAAAACGATAATGTAGGGATGTTCTCTATTTGTTTTAAAGGGAATGAAGAAAGTGAATTTGAAAAGTTTTTGAATGAGTTTAGGGACAACGCCACATATAATAAAGACTTCAACTTTATTTTACTTGCGTTATCAAAGATTATTGATAAGGGGGCACTTGAGCGTTTCTTCCGTAACGAGGGTAAATTCAAAGATAACGTAAAAGCTCTTGCAATAGATTCTCGAAGACTTCGCTTGTATTGTTTGCGTATTTCTGACAAAATTCTAATACTTGGCAATGGAGGGGCAAAATTAACGCGTACATACCAAGAGGATGAAAAATTAATGGGGTATGTCATGGACTTACAGGCTTTTGACAAAGCACTAATTCAAGCGCAAAAAATAGGAGAGATAACAATAGAGAAAAATATGATTACAAACATAGAGAGTGCAACTTTTGAGATTTGAAAGGATAAGATGGAGGTAGATTTATGACAAGAAACGAATTATTTAGAAATTGCCTTAATTCTATACCGAAAGAACAAAAGGCAGCGTTTGACCTTTCTTATGGAATAGCGGAGCGTTTAAGCGATGTACTAAAAGAGAAAGGAATAACGCAAAAAGAGTTCGCAGGGCAACTGCACAAAAGAGAGTCGGAAATTTCAAAGTGGCTGACAGGTAGACATAATTTTACCGTGCATACGATTGCAAAAATAGAAGCGGCATTAAATTGTAAAATTGTCGATTTCGTACATTAACGTTAAATCTTTAAAACGTTTAAAGGCTGCAATACAAATAGTTGCAGTCTTTTTTGTTTCGTATAACAGTGTTATATTTATAAACAAAAACACAGTGATATGAAAGATTTGGACGTTATAAAAGTTTTGGCGGTTATGCTTTTGGGTATGGGCATGGCAATAGTGATGGCAATACTTTCGGGATGCAGTACAAAAAAGGTGGCATTAACTGACAGCTCTACGAGAATAGAGATAAGGCACGATACAATATATAAGACGCAATACCTTAAAGACAGCACCCAGCGAAAGGATAGTATCTTTGTGGAGCGTTTCGTTATTGGCGATACCGTATACCTCAATAAGTACAAAGAAATTTACCTATACCGTGATAGGGCAAAAACCGATACCTTTTATAAGGTAAAGACCGATACAATATACAAAGAGCGTGAAGCGGTAAAGACAATCGAAAAGACTAAGAAGCGTTTTAATTTTGGTGACATAATTCTATTTGGTATAGGTTTGTTATCTTTGCTATGGTTAGGCCGTGAAATACTTAAAAAGGTGAAGAAATAAGGGTTAGATTGTTGCTTTCTTGTTGCTTAACCAGTTTTTGAATAGGCTTAATTGTTGATATTCAAGAAGATAAAACAGAAGGAACGATACAATATTAGTAATGAATAAAGAAATGAAAAAAATGGAGACAGAGAGAAAAGAACTTACAGCCGTCTTTATGGACGAAGTAATGGCAAAGTTAGAAGACATAAGAAAGGCCACCCTTTTAGGTGTAAAGGAAATATTAAATATCGAAGAATGTTCCATGCTTACAGGTTTTACAGTTAGGGCGATCTACGGAATGACACATTATAAGAGAATCCCCTACTCAAAGCGCGGAGGCCGCTTGTTCTTCTCAAAGAAGAAAATAGAACAGTGGCTCGCCGAGGTGGAGACCCCCACCGATGAGGAAATAAGCCGCTATGCAGAGACCTATACCACATTAAAGAAGATAGGAAGCCGCAATTACGATAAGTTTTTGCGATGAGGCTTTACAGAGAATGAAATAGCACAGCTTACAGCGGTAGGCGTTTTAAACTCATAATTTTCTTGTTACGTAAACTATGATGACCCCGAAACCCGTGAGGGCGGTAGGGCTTATGGAACGGAAATCCCGTAAAAGGAGCAACGGGGCATAACCTGAGAATGAGCGGCGGTTCGATTCCGTCCCGTTCCACTTTTAAGCAATTCGGGAAGCTGATAGACCGAGACAAAAAACTTTTTACTAATGGACGGAATAATAGAAGTAAAGCAAGCCGATATGTTGGCGGCAATCAATCGAAGCGAGATCGATATGCAGATTGCAACGGCAAAGATGTACCAACGGGATATACAACAGGCTTTAACCCGTATTCAGACACTTGCAACGCTAGACGAAGAAACAGCAGTAGAATGTTTTTACACTCTTAGACGCGGCAACGGTAGCCAATTGATCGAGGGGCTTTCGGTGCGTTTCGCTGAAATTATAGCAGGGGCGTGGGGAAACCTACGAGCACAGGCGCGTATAATTGGTAACGATGGAAAGACAATAACGGCGCAGGGCGTTTGCCACGATTTAGAGACAAATTTTGCGGTATCTGTCGAAGTGAAAAGGCGTATTACAGACAAATACGGCAAAACTTTTTCCGATGATATGCAGGTTGTAACAGGTAATGCAGCGTGTGCAATAGCTTTCAGAAATGCAGTGTTAAAAGTAGTTCCTAAATCTGTTACAAAAAGAATTATAGAACAGGTAAAGCAGGTTGCAATTGGTAATGCTATGGACTTGGAAACCAGCCGCGCAAATATGATAAAATATTTCGGAGGGCTTGGAATAAATCAAGCTGCATTACTTACCTATCTTGGAGTAAAAAGTATTAAAGACATAGATTCTGACATGGTGGTTGAATTACGCGGACTTGCCAATGCACTGAAAGAGGGTACGGCAACTTTGCAAGAAGTGTTCGGATCAGCCTCAACGGATAGCGAAGATATAGCAAAAGATGCGCGAAATAAGGCCGAAGAAGCTATAAAGAAAGCGAGTAAGGCAAATACCGCTATTGAAGAAGAAACAACGGCAGAAAACAAATAAAAGGGCAATATGAGCACGCAGATAATAAGACCGAAAAGCCGTGAAGAATGGTTACAGTTACGCGGCAAAGGTATAGGAAGCAGCGAGGTGGCTACAATAGTAGGACTGAATCCGTGGGAAACGCCTTACCAGCTATGGAGGCGCAAAAAAGGGCTTGACGCACCAAAATCAGAAAATTTTGCGATGAAAGCAGGGCATTATTTGGAAGATGCGGTAAGTAAATTTTGGCAAGACGAGACAGGGCGCACGGTTATTAAACGCAGCGCGATAGATTGGATAATAAAGAGCAACGAAAAGCCCTTTTTACAGGTAAGCCCAGACCGCACCTTTTGGACGGATGACGTACACAACGAGTACAACAAAGGTATACTAGAGTGCAAGACCACGCAGCACGCTATTGACGTGGACAACATACCGAAGCATTGGTTTGTGCAACTGCAATACCAATTAGGAACGGCAGGGTATAAGAGCGGTTCTCTAGCGTGGCTATGCTCTGGCCGTCAATTTGGATACAAAGACATCGAACTTGTACCAGACTTTTACGAATGGTTGGTTGATGAAGTTACGCGCTTTTGGGTGGATAATATAGAGGGAGGCAAAGAGCCGCCAATTATCAACGGAAACGATGCAGCCTTAAAGTACAACAGACACACAGACGGCAAAGAGATAGAAGCAAACGAAGAAACAGCGCGCGCGTGTGAAAAGCTGAAAGAGATAAAGGAAAGTATCAAGCAGTTGGAGGGAAAGCAACAAGACTTAGAAAGCGAGATAAAAACAGCTTTCGGTGACGCTGAAAGGCTTACAAGTGGCGGCGTTGTACTTGCTACATGGAAAGCCCCCAAACCGACAAAACGACTTGATACAGATGCACTCAAAAAGAATGATTTTGAGACCTACGAAAAGTATTTGAAAGAGATTCAGGGAAGCAGACGTTTTATTTTAAAATAGGATTATGGCAGGACTTAACACACATAACGTAAATTCTTTTGCACATGGTGCAGCCCTCAGAAACGACATAAGGGTTAAAGCGATTAGACGCAAATACGGCAATAACGGTTATGCGATTTTATGTTTTATACTCGAAATATTAGCAGAAAACGAAAATCATATAATAAAATTCGATGGAATTAATAAAGAATTACTAGCCGCTGATTTTGATATTGATTCAAATTCTCTCGAAGATATGGTCAATTTCTTTACACAAATTAACATTTTGCATTTAACAAATCGTAACACTTTGCAATGTAAAGAGCTTTCCGAGTATTACGAAAAAGAAGAAGAAAAGCGTGTAATGTGTTCAGAACGAGGTAAAAAGGGAATGGCGTCGAGATGGGGGAACAACAAAAAAGAAAATGTTAAAAGCGTTAACAAATCCGATAACTACGTTATAGCTGACTATAACGGCGTTATAAATAACTATAACGATGTTATAACTGACTATAACGGCGTTATAACTGACTATAACGGCGTTATCGAAGAAGAAACAAAAGAACAAAAAGAAGAAACCGAAGAAAAAGAAAGAACCAAAGAAAAAGAAGATAAAGAAGAAAAAATAGAAAAAAAAGAAGAATTTAAGCCACTACGTGGCTCGTCAACTCGCGTTGACGCCCCTGCTTTTTTCGATGATTCTACCGAATTTATGTTAAAAAGTTTTAAGGACTTTTTCAACGGCGAAGTAAGGGGCGCAAAGTCGCTGATTATGCAAGTAAGGGCAATTACAGGCAAAAGGGCAACGGCGTTAAAGGCGCGCGCACGTGAATATGGGGAGGCAGCCGTAAAGGACGCAATAAGAAAGGCCGTTAAAAGCGATTTCCTAAACGGCAAAAATAGCAAAGGCTTTGTAGCGAGTTTCGATTGGATAATGCGCCCTAACAATTTCCCGAAAGTCTTAGAGGGCAATTACAACAACGGCAGGGCGCAGCCGTACAATGCGAAAGATATGCACAGTAACGGCCAAATACTTCACACCGAGAAAATGGACTATACGAGGGACACATGGTAACAGACAAACGAAGATCCAAAAAACAAAAAGACATGGAGATGATGACAGACGGACAATTTGCAAAGACGGTAAAGAGCCTGAAAGAAATAGACAGATTCGACACGGCAAACAAGGTAAGGATACACATACCAAACGCAAAGGCGGCACTATGGAGCGGTATCAAGTTCTTTACAGGTGGCCGCGCTGAATGGCGCAACGAGTACGACAAAGTGGCTGCATGGCTTGATAATAATCAAGGGCGCGGCTTGCTTGTAATGGGAAGCCCAGGAACTGGCAAAACTCTGATTTGCGAAAAGATTATCCCAGTGCTCCTCAATCACTATTTGGGCAAAATCGTAAG